GGAGGGCCAATGTATTGCATCGCCCAGAGGTCAATGTCAGTCCATAGCAGGCCTTGTTGGTTGGCCTGCAAGCCACCTACAATCAAACTGCCGGTAGGAATACGGTAAGAGCCAGCTTGGTTGGTAACTGTTGCATCCCACACAGTGTAATTTTCAACGTCCGAATATCGGACCAGCAAAGGATCGCTTGCGCCAGTAAATGTCGAACCATACGCAATAATTTGCCGCTGAGGCATGGCAACAAACATGCCCGTATTAGCTAGGGGCACATTGTCGATGATTTGCGCATTTTGTAAAACACCATATGGCTGCCATACATAAATGGGGCCACCAGTTGGGCATGCAAGCAAGTACTCGCCCCAGTTATCTAGCGTCCAATCTGTCGCAGTGATTGTTGTCCCAGCTGTGGGCGTGATACCGGAGCCAGTACCGTAACCGCCAACCCCATAACCACCAATACCGTAGCCAGAGCCAGCAGGTTGCGGAACAACCGCGTAGTAAATTATTGCTTCGACATATCCATTATTTTCAAATGCACCGGCTGTTGATGTTGCTGTATTTGAAGCTGTAAACGTAAAGGTATTAGCGTCAATTACAGATGTAATTGTGTATGTACCTGTAAGCGGAATGCCGCCAACAGTTGTGGCTGGTTCTACTGCTAATTGCGCACCAACATATTGCCCGTGATTTGGAAATGTAACAGTGACGGTCGGTGAGGCTGTCAGTGTTTGATAGTAAGCAACTTGGCCGGGAAATGATGCTGTATGAGTACCCGACCCAGCAGATGACGTATTGATTAGTGCGCCGCTTGGAGTAAGCGAAATGTTAAACGTGGTCGATGTCAAATAACGGACAAAATATGTTGTCCCAGCTGTAATGCCGGTCGGTAACGTACCCGTGGTGGTAAATTTTACAACAGTGCCATTTGCTGGTGCGGATGCACCAGTAATGACAGCAGGCGATCCATTGCTAATAGTAGCTGTCTGCGTGTTTGTATATGTCGCTGCGGTTTCGGCATTGACTTGAAAGTCATTTGCATCAAGCACGTTATCAATCGTATACGCGCCAAAAAGCTTTGTGCCGCCCAAAGATACCGGCGTTACATAGTAAATGTAACTGTAAATGTTAGCGAAACTTGAATTGATTTTCATTGTAATCGTAGTTGAGCCAGCCGTTGTTGTGAACGGTGGCACCACGGTGTAAATGGCATCCTTGGGTGTAATGTCTTGGTTAATGCCTTCATAAATGACAGACAGTGATAATTCCGCACCTACGGCAAGCCGCTTAACACCATTCAAATCTTGCCATGCCTTCATGTTACGGACAGGCGATGCAATCGTGTTTGGGTAATATTTAACCCAGCCGCCAAGCTTTTGCGGCAACCCAAGGCCAGACCGATCGGGCAGGAACCGAATGAGATTAGATTGCGAAAGCGCGACCTCGTTTAAGGCTGGCGTTTTCTGAGTATCGACACCGGGAATTAACTTGAGGGCTGCATGTGGCATGCGTTAGCCTCTTGTCGGTGTGGCAACAGGTGACGGCGAGTAAGATGTCCAAGCCGCCGCCTCATACTTTTTGCGGACTTCTTCAACAAGGGCGCTCTTCAAGAGGGCGTTGTATTGGCCTTCATAGCTCTGTGCCATGGCTGGATCATCCGACTGGCGGCCAAAGTTACGCTGATAGGCGCTGATATAGATCATGCTGGCCATGATCATAACATCTGGCAGATATGTGCTGATAAAGGTTGTCGTATTGGTTGCAGACAAACTTGCGGGCCTTGCCGTACCAGTGATTGTAATGGTGTAGTTGCTGTCTGGCCATGGGCCAAATACAAAGTACTGGGATGTATTGCCCGTGGTAGCTAAGTCGCCGCCGTAAGTTGCAAAATATTGCGGCAGAGCGGCACCCGAATTGGTGCTGTAAACATTTTGTATGAATGACTTAGCAACTGGCAAAACCGGCGTATTGTTCGGCCCCACGGTGATCGTTTGGGTCGTTACAAAGTCGCCGGTCGGAATTGCCAATTGGCTGTTATTAGGTGTCAGAGAATAGGTACGCGACACTTGCGTAGACAGAAAATCAATGTCACGGCACATGCGGTTTTCCGCATAGGTGATCATCTGAGGCAAGATGGCGATGTAGTTAGGATCCGTCTCTGGGACAACGGCCATAGTCGCTATTTGCGTAACATATTGAGAATATGTAAGGCCAGTTGTCATAGGAACCCTTATCCTGCCATCTTTGCCGCCTCACTCTTGACGCGACCTACACGTGCGCTCCAGCCCTTGCCGTAACGGGCAAAGGTTGGCAACTTTTGCAGATACTCTAGCCTATTATCGCATAGTTTTGAAGCCGTTTCAGCCCCATCGCAGTCGGCCAGTGCCGCTTTTGTGGCATCGTCCAACTTGCCGGTCACCTCAACATCCAAAATGGTCTGCACGTACCGCAAAGCTCTCGCCGGACCAGAGTTGACCGCGAAGTCCATCAAGGCATAATCAAGGCCACGAGGACAAATGTCCCCACCGATAACATCCCAAAAGCGCTGCTGATACAGAGGATATACATCAGCAGGAATAAGATTTCGCATAGCTTGTTCATTAACTTCATGCCCACACCAGTCCTCCAAGGTCTTCTTGGTCACGCCCCAGTTGGTCATGCCGCCCGGATCATTTTTGTCGTTCACGAAGCCGCCTTCTTCCTTAATGATGAGCTTTATTACATCGTCCCAATTGTCTTTCATTTGCGGAAACCCTTACTTTTGCTGATGGATTCAACCGACTTTACTTGAGATTGACGGTGATTCGCCCATTGTAACCACTCTGCAGCTGCATCAACATCCATAATGACAGTAATAATGCCCTCTTCACGCAGTGCATTGGGGTCAACAATGGTCACGCATGCTGGCAGGTTGTGATCTGGGAAGCCCTTCGCATCGGCAAACTCATCGTAGACCTTATAGGCACCAACCCGAATGGCATGCGACCATAGGCCCGTCATGGGATCTTTAGTGACATTGTAGCCAAAAACGTGTTTGTGGCCACAGACAAGGATATGATCGCGCCAACCCATTTGAGCCGCCTTGGATACGCCGTGAGCTGGGTTCCACTGGCTGTGTCCTTGGAAGTCATGGCGACAATTGATTCGGATGTCTCGGCCTTGGCGGTGCTTTAGGTTCAACCGAATGCCGTGATCTTGGTTTGGTGTGCCAATTTGACGGCATAGCCACTTGATAGGGTCGTCCGTTCCGCTCCAGCAGTCGTGATTGCCGTTCACAATGTAAAGCCAATTGACCTTACGCAAAAACCACTCGACAATCATGCGGGCTTGCTTTGCCGATGTTGCTTGATTGCCATACAGCCGAGCCAAGCGGCCAATCCAGTTATTGCGAAGATCACCAACATTGCCAGCCATAAGGTTGGGGGTGATGTTGGTAAGGTTCATGTGATGCTCAAGCAGCGCAAGGTCACAACCGTCATCGTCAACATGGGGATCACCCATGTGCAGAATGCCATAGACACCGTTTAAGTTGACGTTAAGCGAGACAAGCTTGCGAGATGTCTTGGCTTCTGCTTTTTGTGTGAATTGCCGCTTGCGCCACTCTATGAGCTCCTCGACGGGCAGGTCACTGTCTGGTAGATCAATGAAGGTAAACTTATCTGTATGGTCATCTGCATTTAGTTTAGTCAAATTTGCCTTAGCCATTTAGTGATCCTACGTTGTTGATTCGGTTGGATTACTTAGACCTTAAATTGTTTAATGTGTCATCCTTTTGACGACTACCATTGGAGGAGCCAAACCAAAAACTTAGAACTAAGGTTAACGCAGCATCAAGCGTCCCGAGTACACGTGCGACGAGCTCTTTCATTGTCGGCTCAATGACGTGGCTAAAAATGTAAAACTGAATGACAACCCACGCGACGACAACAACAAACGAAAGGATGTCTGGTGTCCAGTCCTTTGTTTCTATTCGCATTTTTCTTGCCGAATCACGATCTGACGCAGAGATGCGCTCAAGGTCGATGTCGAGGTTCTTCATTTGAACTTTGAAGTTGTTTTCGGCATTCTTGATGGCCACTATCTGGTCCGGTGAAGCAGATGCAAGAGCCGTATTGATGTCGTCCTCAGAGCCGTTTTCATGACCTAACAAGGCTGTGGAAAGTGCCTTAACAGCCATCCCAGCAACTGGTCCGCCAATCGCTGTTGCAATCGTGGGTGCAATGGTTTCGATGAGAGAGCCAAACTTGCCAAGGTCCATTATACTTAAAACAAACAAAACGATAGCTGTTACAATACCAGCTTCTTTGATGTCTTCCAATCTAGCTTCTGCTAAACGCTCTTCTTCATACTTTTGGCGTTCAATCTCTTTGCGGATGTTGATCACTTCACGCTGCACTTGATCCCAAGCGGCAAGACCAAACTGTCCGATAAACATGTTCTTGGCCTTTTCAGCCAGACTGACAGCCTCGGCCTTAGCCGTGTAACGCTCAATGGCTATCTGTTCTGCTGTCTTGTTGGAAAATATATTGGTAAACGGCTTTTCAGCGGTCATGTGGGTCAGCTTTGCGACACTACCCCAAAGCTCGGATAGGTCGGCTGCCATGCCTTGTATTTCTTTACCAGCGGCAATCCCAGCTTGTATGCCCGCATA